CCCGATAAACTCTGGGCCGTCTCGCGAAAGGCGGCTGGCACAGCGCAGGCTTACAACACCACTTTCGACCCCGTCACGACCGCTGCCTCGTACACCGTCTGGCGCCTCGAGATTGACGAAGATGGCAATGCGGAGTTCTACCGGAATGGTGTCTTGTTGACGACCCTCACCGCCGCCATTGCCACCAATCAGTTGATGGCCTTCATTTCGTGCCACTTCGCACGGACAAACTCCACCCGCGAAGTCCGACTTGATCGCGTCAGGGCCTCGACAGGAAGACATTACTAATGGCCGAAGCACAGCTTTACATGAAATGTGACTACGTAGCGGTTGATTATTCCGTCGGCGACACCTGGTGTGAAGCCACAGTCGCGGACCTGTATCGGCCTCGTGTCAACAAAGATGCCTTTTGGCGCGCTGTTCGCGCGAGGGAGATGCTGGATAGGGATTATAGGAGTTAACCATGCCACTCATCTATCGCAATAATGACTCGTTTCCACTCACCGCAACAGAGATTGACGATAATTTTGAATATCTGGCTAAAAGAGAAAATTACGTAGATATTTACGCTTTTGGCGCAGTTGCTGATGGTGTTAGTGACGATGGCCCTGCATTGCAGGAAGCCGTGGATTTTGTGGCCGCTAAAGGTGGAGGAATTATTTACCTTCCGCCGAAGGTATTCGCTTACAGTACTACGTTAACAATAAACAAATCTAACGTGCTTTTTAGGGGTATCGGGGGCGGCAACCGGCTAGCGAGCGGTGATAGCACATTTGACAACGTTGCTACACGGTTCAAGTGGATCGGAGCCGAAGATGGGATGATGGCCTATGTTGGGGCTATTGAAGGCGGGACCGACAAGTGCGTCAATTCAGGCTTTGAGGATGTTTGTTTCGATGCAAATAGCCTTGCCGGAACTGGTGTTGAATTTCGCTCGATCTTCCGGCCACGGCTGGCGCGGGTTCGGTTCCACGAGTTCAGCGTCACGGCGTTGCTGCTCGATATTGTTGAAGTCCTGACGCAGAACCGCAACACCAATGAGGGTTGGCTCCAAGCGGTTTCCATCTACAATGTAACTCGCGCAGGAAACGGCATCACAATCCAGCGCACCACGGAGTTGTCAGGCGGCAATGTCTCCAACAATGTATTCAGCGATGTGACTTGCACAACGTACACGGGGCACGGCCTTGTGCTCGGGTGCAGCGACAACCTGACTTTCACCGATTGCCGCTTTGCCATTTCATCGGGCGGGGCTGGGAAGAGCATTCGCATTCTGGCGTCTGAGCGAGACTCGACTGACGTTCCGCGCGCTATCGTGTTCGATCATGTCAGCTATGACAGCATCGAAGTAACAACGGGCACCTACATGCCGCGTTCAATCAATATTGTAAACTTTGATGTGGACAATGCAACTCCGGTTCCGAGCGTGACACCGGACTTTTATCCGGGGCGGTACATTGCAAATGATGGCCGTGACATTGCTACGACCATTACGGCGGCTAGTGGAACACTTGATCTCGGCCTGTCTGGCACAACTGTCATCGACGCAGCGGGATCGGGTGAGACTGTCACTAGCTTTGGCCCGCGCCAACGGCGTCTTTATGCTGTGCGATTCACTCATGCGATGACGTTGGTTAATGGGGCCAGTATGGTGCTGCCCGGTGGCGCTGACATTTCGACCGCAGTTGGTGATTGGTGCTACGCGTACTCCAACGCATCGGCGGTATGGCGTATATTTGGCTATCAGAAAGCTAACGGCCAGCCGTTGATGGACCGGGTGAGCACAAGCACGGATGCGTCATACACGGCGGCTTTCGCTGACACAGGCGGATCGGTGGCGATAGACAACGGAAGCGCCAATGATTTTGTGCTGCCAGCCAATGCCGATGTCGCACTGCCCATTGGGTTTAAGTGCCGCGTCTATCAGCAGGGCGCTGGGCAGACAACAATTCTTCCGGGTTCCGGTGTGACGGCAAACGCAACACCGGGCCTCAAGATTTCGGCGCAATATGGGTATGCCGATGTTGAAAAGCGCGGAACTAATGTGTGGTTCGTGACCGGAAATTTGAGTGCATAACAAAATGACGAACCGCGTGTTTAATGACCGCGAATTGCCCTGTGACGTTTACTACATCGAAGCAACTGAAACCTTTGTGTGAGGATTAGAAATGGCAACTACCACTGTTACGTTTGGCAAAATCGCGAAGGATTTTCCGGCGATAATCGCCTCTTCTTTTGTCAGTGAAACCATCACCCCGACTTCGTCCAATCAGCAGACCACTGTGGTGGCACCAACCGACACCCTCAAGAATGGCGACATTGTCGCTAACGTGGCGACTGACGTTCAAGTCTACGTCGCCTTTGGGCCGAACCCGAACGCGTTGACCTCGACGGCAGCGAGGAAAATGATCCCTGCCGGGGGCGATGTCTACTTCGTAGTCAATGGCGGCGATGAGTGCGCCGTAACGCTGGCACCCTGATGTTGAAACGCATAGGTAGATTAGCTAATCAAGTCGGGCGAGCAAACTTTACTCCATTTGTAAGTCCTGCGTTGGGGCTCACCGCATCGACACACTTGAATTTTGTCGATCGCCGATACTACGCAAATGGTAAAGAGTTTCGTGAAGGTGCATTCGCCACGTTTACAGGAGCGGTGTTTGGAACTGGCGTGGCGGCTGGCCTGACGGGTTCCGGGACTGCTGCAAGCCATGATATTACGTTGGCTTGGGCGGCGCTCAATATTTCGGCACCGTTCGTTGCGGCAGTGGTGTTTCGCCCGGCGCTGCTGAATGGAACACTGCAATACATGGTCAACCTTGAGGCGGCAACAACGCCTGCCCAAAACCGTACCTCTATTACCATTGCGACCACAAACGAGTCTCGTCATACGACTCTGGTCGGCAACGTCACCCAAGCGCAGCAGTCCAGCGTATCCGCACTGACGGTTGATACGAATTACTGTCAGGCTACGTTGATTCAAACCAATCTGTTCCGCAACAGCTTGAGTGGGTCCACTGCAGCTGCCGAAGATACAAGCGGAACACTGCCAACTTATAACCTGATCCGTTTCCTTGAAAACGTCTCGAACACCACACCTTACACCGGCGCAATTCGTCATGTGCTGTTTTTCCAACAGACGGGCGGGTCTGAAATCAGTCAGGCCGACCTTAACACACTGTCTGGGGAATTGGCAACACTGTGATATGTATGCGGGCACCATTCCCATATACATATCAATCTCCCGATTGACTTCCTTTGTGGTCTGGTGTAAATGAAGAACATGGAACTCGGATTGGAAATTCTTAAGGTGCATGGCAGGGTCGAACAGGACCTCGAGCCCGAATTGGTGCGCCCGCTCGAAGCGACTGACATTGCCAAGCTTTCTACCGAGCGCGGGGTGCAGAAGCCGAAACAACTTTCCTCGCTCTCGCGGTTGACGGAGAGGCATCGCACGCTTGCGAGGCTCCTCGCATGTGGCAAGTCCGCCACCGAAGTCTCATCCATTACCGGCTACACCGAGTCCCGCATTTCCATTCTGAAGTCCGATCCGGCGATGCAGAACCTCATCCGGCACTACTCGCAAGAGGTCGACATTGTCTTCACGCAGACGAACGAGAAGCTCGCACAGGTCGCTTCGACCGCTTTGGATGTCATCCAGGATCGACTTGAGGACGAAGACGCTGTCGAAAAGCTGTCAATGGCGCAGTTGCTCGAAGTAGTGAAGACCGCTGCCGACCGTTCCGGTAATGGCCCTGCAACGACGCAACAGGTCAATGTCACCGTGGGCATCGCCGATCGCCTCGAAGCCGCGCGCAAGCGAATGCTCAACGCCAAGTTGATCGAAGCCAAAGCAACCGAGGTCTAAGTGGACATCATTGAGGAGTTGGCACAATTCTCCAGCGACCCCCTTGGGTTCGTACTGTTCTCGTTTCCTTGGGGCGAGCCTGGTGAACTCGAACGTGAAGACGGTCCTGAGCAGTGGCAAGCCGCTCTTCTCGCCGACCTCGGCAACGGGCTAATCGACTTCGCCACTGCCGTCCATCTCGCAACCACTTCGGGCCACGGCGTCGGCAAGTCCGCGCTCGTCTCATGGTTGATCCTGTGGGCTATGTCCACTTTTGAGGACACCATCGGCGTAGTCACCGCCAACACCGAAACGCAGTTGAAAACAAAAACGTGGGCGCAGTTGGCGAAGTGGTTCCGCCTTTTCATCGGCAAGGAAATGTTCGAGATGACAGCCACCAAGTTGTACTCGAAAGACCCCGCGCACGAAAACACTTGGCGCCTCGACATGGTCCCTTGGTCCGAGCGGAACACCGAAGCGTTCGCCGGACTACACAACAAGGGCAAGCGCATCCTCCTTGTGTTCGATGAGGCCTCGGCCATTCCCGATCTGATTTGGGAAGTCTCCGAAGGTGCCCTGACTGATGCCAGTACCCAAATCATTTGGGCAGTGTTCGGCAACCCGACTCGAAACAAGGGCCGATTTAGGGAATGTTTCCACGGCGGCAAGTTCGAGCATCGGTGGATCAGCCGTGCCGTTGACTCGCGCGAAGTCACGCTGACCAACAAAGCACAGATCGCCAAGTGGATCGCAGACTATGGCGAAGACTCTGACTTCGTTCGTGTTCGCGTCCGTGGAGTCTTCCCTCGCGTTGATGCCGAAAGCTTCATCTCGTTTGAAGCCGCGACTGAGGCAGCGCGGCGACCGCCCACGCCGTCTCAGGACTCTATCATCCTCGGTGTCGATGTCGGGCGTTTCGGCGATGATCCCTCCGTCATCTATGCCCGGCGCGGCAGGGACGCAGTTTCTATCCCACCCGAAGTCCTCTTCGGTTCCGATACGATGCAGACTGCGGCGCGTGTGGCAGCCGCTGCCCTTCGCTGGAACGCCATCGCAGTGATGGTCGACTCAGGTGGTGTCGGTGGCGGCGTAGTCGACCGCCTGCGCATGTTGCGCATCCCTGTCTTTGCGGTCGATTTCGGTTCCAAGCCTGACAACGATGACCCCAATGATGGTACCAAGTACGCCAACAAGCGCGCTGAGATTTGGGGACGGATGCGGGAGTGGCTGAATACCGGCTCAATCCCCGATCGCATCCAGGGCCTTGATGTCACGCTTGTCGATGAGTTGACTTCCCCGACCTATGCCATGAACAAGCAAGAACAAATCCAGCTTGAAGGTAAGAGTGAGATGCGTAAGCGTGGGGTCAAGTCTACGAACCTCGCCGACGCCCTTGCCACCACGTTTGCTTACTACGTTTTTCAGCCGTCAAAAGCAGAGCAAGAAGAACTCCCTCCCCAATACACCCCTGACTACAATCCGTATGCGCAGGAGGCGCTACTCTCATGATGCCAAAAGTCAAGGCACCGAAACCGCCCAAGATGCCGACGAGCGCACTCGACACAAAGCGTATCCTCCCGGATGACTCGACCTCGACGGCGTACAACTCGCTGATCTCGACCTCTCCGACTGGCCTCGAGCGGAAGGCCGATGTCAAGAAGAAGACCCTCTTGGGCGGAGCGTAGTCATGAAAATCAGCGAAGAGTACCGTATGAAGCTTGACACCACTCTCGGTGCCCTTCGCACTGACCGGTATCCGTGGTGGCATGTTTGGAGGGAACTCGCGGAGTACTACATCCCCAAGCGGTACATCTGGCTTTCGTCCAAGAACGAACAGCGCCGCTATGTCGGCAAGAACGGAACCATTCTGGACGGCACCGGCACAAAGGCAGGGCGTGTCCTCGCCGCTGGTATGATGAACGGCATTACCTCGCCCTCGCGCCCGTGGTTCAAGCTCCGCGTACCGGGGTACGAAGACGAGGCCGACCACGACGCGCGCATGTGGCTCGACGAGGTCGAACGTCGCATGTTGCAGATCATGGCTGAGTCGAACTTCTACAACTCGCTGGCCCTGACTTACATCGACCTTGTATTCTTCGGTTCCGCTGCCCAGTTGATCTACGAAGACGAAGAGTCCGTCATCCGTTGTTACAACAACGCCCTCGGTGAATACTATCTCGGCCAGGACGACCGATACGTGGTGAACATTTTCGCGCGCGAGTTTTCACTCAAAGTCCACCAAGTCGTTTCGAGGTGGGGGATCGAGAACGTCAGTGAAACCGTGGCGAACAACTTCAAACTCGGTGGTGCCCATCGCCTGCACGACGTCGACCTCGTGCATATGATTGAGCCGAACCTTGGGCCCTACTACCCTGTCCCGAAAAAGTTTAAGTTCCGCGAAGTCTACTACGAGGCGAACGGGCCGAAAGACATAGCCCTCGCCGCTCGTGGCTACAACGAGTTTCCCGGCATCTTCCCGCGTTGGGAGCTGACGGCGAACGATGCGTATGGAACTTGCCCGGCGATGGACGCCCTCGGTGACGTCATACAGTTGCAGCATGAGACGAAACGGAAAGGTCAGTCCCTTGACTACATGGTCCGCCCGCCGATGCTCTTGGACATCCAGCTTCAGCATCGCCCGACTGCGTTCATGCCTGGCGGTCACACGTTCGTGTCCGGTACTTCGCAGATGGGCGGCGCCAAGCCAGCGTACCAAGTCGCACCGCCCCTCGGCGAGTTGTCCGCCGACATCCGCGACGTTCAGCTTCGCATCCGCGAGTTCTTCCACAACGACCTGTTCCAGATGATCTCGCAGCTGGAAACGGTCAGGACCGCGACGGAGATCGACGCCCGCCGCGAGGAGAAGTTGGTACAACTCGGACCCGTCCTTGAGCGGTTTGAGAACGAAGCCCTTGATCCCGCCATCAAGCGCATCTTCGCCATTATGGATCGGATGGGGCTCCTGCCGGAAGCACCGCAATCCCTGCAGGGCGCGGACCTTGAAATCCAGTACGTCTCGATCCTTGCGTCCGCTCAGACCGCCGTGGGTGTGATCCCGACAGAGCGCCTGTTGCAATTGATTGGCAACTTGTCGCAAGTCTTCCCTGAGGCCGCTTTGTTGCCGAACGTCGAGGAACTCCTCCGCGACTACGCTCGCGACATCGGCGTGAAGGCGAAGGGCATCAAGTCCCGCGACATGATGGAACAGGAACGACAGGCAAAGGCCGAGGCAGAGAACGCACAGAGCATGGTCGAGACCGCGCCCCAGGCCGCCGGAGCCGCCAAGCTCCTGTCCGAAACCGATGTCGGTGGCGGGGCCTCTGCATTGCAACAGATGCTGGGAGGTTAAGATATGGCTCCTTGCCATCCTCGCGCTTTTCATGTATGGTGCGAAAATGAATGAAGCCGAAGAAAAGCAGAGGTTTGACAAACTCCGTCGGCTCGACGCACAGCGCAAGCTCCGTCTCGATAATTTCGTGTCCGAGGCGATGAAGCTGCGTGAAGGCAGGGAGTTCTTTTACTGGCTTCTCGAACTCGGCCGGATAGGCCGTAACCCCTTCACTGCGAATGCACTGACAACGTCATTCAACTGTGGAGAACAAAACGTGGGGCTGCAAATCCAGGCCCACATCATCGCAACCGCTCCGAAAGATTATTTAAAGATGCTGACGGAGAAGGAAGAGGAAAACCTGTATGCCCAACGACCCGCTGACGAACCCGACACCGGCGCCTGAGACTCCGCCACCTGCGCCCGCAGCGGAACCGTCACTCCTGAGCGGAAAGCCGCCGGAAGAGAAGCCGCCCGAGGCCGTTCAGACGCCTGAGGAAAAGGCGAAGGCCGAGGCTGAGGCCGCGACAAAGGCCGCCGACGATACGAAGGCCACGCCCTTCAAGGTCGACGAGATCAAGTTAGCCGAAGGCTTTGAGGTCGATCCGACCTTGGCCGGAGAGCTGACCGAAGTAATCAACGAGTTTGGCATTCCGCGCTCTGCGGTTACCAAGCTGTTGAGTCTGCAAGAAAAGGCCATGTCAGCGACCTCGGAAGCGGGTAGTCGTCTGTGGTCCGAAACGCAGGAAACGTGGCGGAAGGAAATTACCGCTGACCCCGACATTGGCGGGGACAAGTGGAGAAAAGTTTCCGCCTCGATCGGACAGGTTCTCGACAAGTACGGTTCGCCCGAGGTTCGGGCGGCCCTGGACATGACCGGAGCGGGTAATAACCCGCACATTGCGAGAATGATGGCGAAGATCGCCGCCGATTTGACGGAGCCTGGTTTTGTCCCTTCGGGCAAGCCCGCAAATCAGCCGCAGGACACGGCGTCGAAACTTTACCCTGACATGAAGTAGGAACACAGAAATGACGACACTCTCTGTAACCAATCCTACCCTTCTCGATCTGGCCAAGATGCTCGATCCTGACGGGAAGGTGGCCACGATCGTTGAGCTCCTCAACGAAACGAACGAGATCCTCGATGACATGACCTGGATGGAGGGGAACCTCCCGACCGGTCATCGCACGACGATCCGCACCGGTATCCCTGAACCGACTTGGCGCAAGCTCTATGGCGGCGTTCAGCCGAACAAGGGCACGACCGTGCAGGTCACGGACTCCTGTGGCATGATGGAGGCGTATGCCGAAGTCGACAAGGCCCTCGCGGACCTCAACGACGCCACCGCAGCGTTCCGTCTGTCCGAGGACCGTGTGCATCTGGAGGGCATGAACCAGTCCCTCGCGGACGCGCTGTTCTACGCCTCCGAAGCAACAACCCCGGAGAAGTTCACCGGCCTGGCGCCGCGGTACAACTCCACGTCCGCCGCCAACGGCGAGAACATCATCAAGGGTGGTTCGTCCGACACCGACAACACCTCGATCTGGTTGGTCGTGTGGGGTCCGCAGACAGTCCACGGTATCATCCCGAAGGGCTCGAAGGCTGGTTAACAGTGGACTGACAACGGCGGAGTTACGATGACATCTGTCGACGGCCCAGGCGGGCGCATGGAAGCCTACCGGACGCACTATCGCTGGGACGCTGGTCTTTCGGTCCGCGATTGGCGCTACATCGTCCGTATCCCGAACATCGAGAAGTCCGCACTGACGAAGGCGGCCTCTGCCGGTGCCGATCTCATCGACCTCATGACGCAGGCGATCGAAATGATCCCCTCGCTGTCCATGGGTCGCCCGGTCTTCTACTGCAGCCGCACGATCCGCTCGTTCCTGCGTCGGCAGATTATGAACAAGACTGTGAACTCGACGCTGTCGATGGACTCAGTCGCCGGTAAGAAGGTCGTCACCTTCGACGGCATCCCCGTTCGCCGCTGCGACGCCCTCGCCGCTGACGAAGCCCTGGTCTCGTAAGGAGTACGACAATGATCCTCGATGAACGACTTGAATTTGCTGACGCAGTCTCCGTTGTCGGTTCTGCCGCCGCAGTGGCTGTCCTCGGTGATGTGATCGACCTCGGTTCGGCCTCTCGTGACATTGGCCTGGGCGAGGATATGTGGTTTGTGATGACCACTGACACGGAAGTGATCACCGGCGGCAGTGCCGGCTCGATCACCTTCACCCTTGTCAGTGACTCGCTCGCCACCCTCGGCTCGGCCACCGTCGCAAACTGCACCACGCACTACAGCACCGGTGCACTTGTGACTGATGACGCCGCCGCCAACGATGCGAAGTTGAACGCAGGCGGCGTCATTTGCGCCATTCAGCTTCCGGCTGGAACCTACGAGCGTTACCTCGGCGTCCTGTTCACGATCACCACGACCGACACCACTGCCGGCAAGGTGAACGCGTTCCTGACGAAGGACTACGCGAAGTGGACTGCCTACGCCGACGCCACGAACTAAGGTGACGTGATGCTGGTAAAGCTCAAGCGTGACCTGTACGCCGGAGAGGTGCTCTACAAAGCGCGCCTCTCCGGCACCGAGATGCCCGACACTGTCGACGGCAAACCGGTCGTGGAACATGCTGACCCTCGCCCGAACAGCGAAGTCAGTCGACTCCCTCGGGACGCGGAAATTCTTTCCGCTCCCATTCCGGTGAAGGACAAAGCTGAGGCCCCCGTTGCGCTGAGTAAGCTTGGCAAGGCTCCGTCCAAGTCTTTCAAAGAAGCAATCGCCGACATCGACGATTAACGACAAGGAGTGCCGATGGCACAGGATCAGGTTACTCTCTACAACCTCGCCCTCAGTGCTGTCGGCACTCGCGCTCGTGTAGTCACGACTACGGAGCGGACGCGAGAGGCAGAAATCTGTCACGAATGGTACGAACCAGTCCGAGATCAGTTGCTTCGCGCAGCTCATTGGGCCTCTTGCCGCGAAGTCGCAAAGCTCACGCTCGATGCGGAACGCACCGATACCGACTGGGTCGCGGGTGATCCCGAACCACCCTGGCACTACCGCTATGCGTTGCCGAGTGATTTTCTCTATCCGAGGTTCCTCGACTCATACCAGAATTTCGCCCTGACGCAGAAGGCAGGGGCTGTGCAATTGTTGACCGATCATGCAGAACCCATCCTGACGTACACGAAGAAGCAGACGACTTTGTCCGCATGGGATGCTGATCTGTGGTATGCAATGATCCAGGCCCTTGCCGGGCATATCGCAATGCCCCTTCATGGGAAGCCCGGTCGTGCGCAACTTGCAATTCAAAACGCTAACGATGCAATCATGCGGGCGAGGGTGCAACTCGCCAACGCCGATCAGGTCGAGATGGATAGTCTCCCCGACTGGCTGCTCGCGCGAGGCGTCAACATCAACTCATCCTTCTCCCGCTTCATCTACCAGTACGGTCCAGTCTTCAACACCGGAGCGTTCTAATGTCGCTCGACATCATCAAGTTCGCCTTTGCCGGTGGCGAAGTCTCTCCCGCCTTCTACGGCCGATCGGACTTGGAAAAATTCGACCTCGCTCTCGCGGAGTCCGAGAATTGGTTTGTTGACTACCTCGGCGGACTGTCGAATACACCGGGGACGGAGTTCCTTGACTTCATCCAGCAGGACACCTACGACGTAAAGTTGTTCACATTCAAGTTTTCCTCGACCGTGGCGAACACCAACGTCATCATCTTCGGCAAGGATCGGATCAGGTTCCTGCAGGATGGTGCCTATGTGCTCGAAGCGGCGAAAGTCGTCACCGCGATCACCAAGGCCAATCCCGCGGTAGTGACAATCGCCGGGCATGGCTACGCGACTGGCGACATGATCCAGTTTCCCGCCGTCGGCGACATGACACAGTTGTTCAACCGGACCTGCGTCCTCACCAAGTTGACGAATGATACGTTTAGCCTGCAAGATGTGTTTGGTAACAACATCAACTCAACTGCGTTCACCACATATACCGCTGGCGCGACAGTGGCGAGGGTCTACACGCTGGTCTCGCCTTATGCGACGACGGACTTGACCGACCTCCGCGCGCACCAAATCCGAGATGTCATCAGGTTGACCCATCCTGACTACGCAGTTCGTAATTTGCGTCGTCTCGGTCAGGCCTCGTGGACGTTGACCGAGGAGAGTTTCGACAACGATGTTGAAATCCCTGTCATTGTAGCGGCAGAGATTAGAAATACCGGAGACCACTCCACCGCATATGTCGTTACCACAGTGAACGATGAAGAAATCGAAAGTTTGCCTTCCGATTACGAATTTATTTTGACCTGTGAAGACCTTGAAAATGTCAGCGGCTCGGCGGTCACGCTTCGTTGGACGCCTGTTGATGATGCCAAGTATTACAATGTGTATAGGAGTCGCATTGCGTTTAACGACTCAAGCAGCCCGATTATATCACGTTCTTTTCAGGTCGGGTACGTTGGTCAGGCGAGAGGCGCGTTTTTCGTAGACACCGGCATCACGCCGGACTTCGCCAAGACCCCTCCGCAAGGTAACAATCCGTTTGCTGACAGTGAAATCATCAGCATTGATATTGATAATGGCGGAACTTCCTACGCGAACACCGATACGATCACAGTAACAGACGCCAATGGCACTGGCTTTATCGGCTATCCCATCATAGGTCCGGACTTGGCAACCGGGCAAGGCCCCATCGTAGGCATCGCCATTGTTAACGGTGGCAGTGGATACACCTCTCCGTCGATCTCAGTCACGACAGCAACGGGCTCCGGCGCGGCATTTACCATCAACCTCGGCACGACATCGGGCAACAATCCGCACTTGTCGACGGTGTATCAGCAGAGGCAGTTGTATGGTTCGACCGACAACAAGCCCCTGACAGTGTTCGGTTCCAAGCCCGGTCAGTTGTCAAACTTCGGCATCTCCGACATCACTGTGGCGAATGACTCCTTCGAGCATGAGATCGACAGTGACGACAACTCCGCACTTCGACATATCATCTCCACTCGCGGTGGACTCCTTGCGATGACCCCCGCAGGCGTGTGGCTGATGGCCGGATCGCAAGGCGATGCCATTACCGCCACTGACGTCCAGGCCGAACCTCAGACCTACACCGGAGTCAGTGATGTCGAACCGCTGAAGATCGACACTGACATCATCTATGTCAATGGGACAGGTGGAAAGGTCAACGCCCTCGCCTATGCGGATCAGTACAAGTTGTACTCTCCGACTGACATTTCCGTCCTTGCCTCGCATCTTCTCGAGCGCTACAAGATCGCTCGGTGGTGCTACGCCGACGAGCCCCATCGCTTAATCCATGCCGTTCGTGAGGATGGCACAATGTTGCTCCTGACGATGATGAAGGAAGAGGAAATCTACGCCTGGGCGAGGCGTGTTACGAAAGGCGAGTTTCTTGACTGCGTGTCACTCGAAGAGGGCGAAGTCAGTTCCGTTTATGTGGTGACGCGCAGGTACATCAACGGACGCCTGACAAAGATGCTCGAGCGTGTCGCACAGCGTAACTTCAACCATGTTGAGGAGGCCGTGTTCCTTGATGCGTCACTTAAGCTTGGACAAACGACTGGTACTGTGGACATTCAGATTGCCGCTGCGACTGGCACAGGCATTGTGGTCACTGCGTCGAGTGCGACGTTTTCGGCGGGCGATGTTGGGAAGATACTTCGATATGGAAAAGGGAAAGCGGAGGTAGTTGGATACACAAGCACCACTTCAATCACTATCGACATCATCCGAGATTTCGACCGGATCATCCCCTTCACTACGAGGCCGAGGTTGGCTCGAGCTGGCGAGTGGACCCTCGACTCCCCCGTTACCACTGTCTCTGGCCTTCACCATCTTGAGGGAGAAACTGTCTCTGTACTCGCCGACGGGAATGTGGTTAAGGACCTTGTTGTAACGGCGGGCTCGATCACGCTTCCGACTGAAGCGACGATGGTTGTGGTAGGCATACCGTATACATCGAAGGCGAGAAACCTCCCGTTGAACGTGTCTGGTGCAGTAGTCGAAAACAAGCGTAAGCGTGTGACCAAGGTTGCGGTACGGGTGAAGGATACGCGGGGGCTGCTGATTGGTTCTCATCTCGATCACCTCTATACTCCGCGCGCGGACGAGAGTGATACCGTGGGAGAACCGGATGAAGTGCTAAGTGGTATGCAGCATGTCTTGATCGAGCCGGTGTTCTCCGAAGATGCTCAGAATTACTTTGTACAGGAAGAGCCTCTCCCGGTCACGATCGTCGGCTATGTCCTCGAAGCGGAGATCGGCGATGATCCGAACTAAGCGCGTCGAAATGTTGAGTGGCAAGGTCATCGGGGCGTTTGGGCCTCACGCGAAGGCGGAGTGGAAAGCGGCGAAGCATTTGAGACGGGAATGGTACGCTTCGCTCGATGGCCTGTGGGTCATCAGTGATGACAAGGTTCCGCTTTGCGTGCTCGGTCTGAAGCGAGGTTGATACCTGGGCCTCGGCGGAGAGGTCTTTTTCCTCCTGTGTGACTTTCCGAAACGGCACACTGCGGAGTTGACCAAATTCCTTCGCCGAGGCCTCCGCCGCGTGGTCCACCTGTGGCACCGCCTCGTCGTCCGCGTCGAGTCCGACTTCTGGATCGGGCGCCGCTTCGTCGAGTACTTTGGCTTTCGTAAATTCGCAACTGAACCTGGACACGACTTGTTTGAATTGAGGGCAAAATGGCAGTAGCAGGGGCACTTGCAAGCGTAGCTGGCGGCGTCATGGGGATGATGCAGGCGAACTATCAGGCCGAGGTCGCCAAGATGAATGCTGAGGTAGCAAAGCGAAATGCGGTTCGAGCCTCGCAACGAGCGGGGATCGAGGCGCAGGAAAAAGACGTGATGGAAACCCGCGCGTTGCTGGGCGAACAGGAAGTCGCACAGGCGGCCTCTGGCGTGAGCATTGCGGGGAAGAGCCAGGTCATGACGAGAGCCACTGCGCGCATCCTCGGCCGCAGGGACGCCATCAACATCATCGACGCAGGGAAGATGGAACGTCATGGACACCTTGTGGATGCGGCGAACTTCAAGGCCGAGGCAAAGGCGGCGAAGATCAGTGGCATTTCCTCGATGGTCGGCGGTGTGCTTGGCGCGCTTGGCTCCATCCCGTCCTCCGCGATGGGCGGTGCACAGTCCTCGGCGGCAGGTGCAAAGTTCGCGCCTCGCCCGATCCCCAAACCTGTCAACCGTGCACCGGTAATGAGTGTACCGAAATACTCTCCGTCTCTTATGCCTCGCAATGTCGTCAGCCCACTGACCCGTCGTAAACTTGGAGTATTCTAATGCGCGTTCCTTCTCCGACGACTGGCACAACGAACCTTCCCCGTCAGCCTGAGGGATACCTGAGGGCCGCAACGCCGGACCTTTCCGGTCTGACTCGCGGTTTGTCGGCCCTGGCCGGTGGTCTGGCCGATTGGGAGTCTAAGAAGAAAGCTGAAGCCGATCAACTCGCTCGGTTCAAAGCGACTGAGGGCTTTGTCGAGTTCAACGCGAACGCACAGGCCCGCGTCAACGAGATGAAACAAAGTGCGCTTCCCGAAGACTTGAACTTCGCCGAGCGCGCGGTCAACTCCTACACGAACTACGAAGATGAGTTCATCGCCACGCTGCCGCCGGACATGCAGGATGAGTTCCGTATGCGGACTGCCTCGACCCGCGTGGCTGTCGCTGACGATGCGACGAACTTCCAGAAGAAGAACCTGCAGCTGTACCAGAAAGATTCCCTCACCCGGATGCAGGACAAGGCCAACGAGGACATCGACTTGAACCCCGATACGATGGAGGGATGGAAAGCGACTGTCGATGAGGCGATCGACAACTCGGCGTACTCCGATGTTGAAAAGTACTACATGAAGCGGGAGAATGCGCGGTTCCTGGAAGCGAGGGGATATAAGCAGACTGTCAAAAGGCAGCGAATTTCTGACGCGGAATATTCATCCGATTTGGTCGGAGCAGCCACGCAAGCGGCGGCGGACCTCGGCATCTCCCCTGTCGACCTCTTGACCGTCATCTCGTACGAAACTGGTGGTAAGTTTTCCACTTCGATCAAGGGTGGAGCAGGTGGTCGGCACATCGGACTGATCCAGTTTGGTATTCCCGAGGCGAAGAAGTATGGAGTCCATGCCAATCAGACTCCCGGCGAGCAAATGAAGTCTGTCGTCGCTTACCTGAAAGATCGTGGGTTCAAGCCGGGGATGAACATTCTCGATCTGTATTCCACGATCAACGCAGGCTCGCCCGGCCGTTACAACGCCTCAGACGCAAACAACGGCGGCGCGCCTGGCACTGTCGCGGACAAAGTCCGGACTCAGATGGCTGGCCACAAGGCAAAGGCCATCGCGTTGCTTGGCGGCAAGTACTCGATCCCTGACACCATTGACGAAGACCAGCGGTTCTCGAACGTCCCCTACGAAGATCGCATGAATATTCGCAAGGATGTCGGGGCGGAGTTGAACTCACTCTATGCGGAGATGGAACAGCAACGAAAAGCCGAACAAAGTGCTCGGATGAATGAACTGTTCAATCGTCTGCAGTCTGGCGATGCCGGGCGAGCCGAGTACGACCGCATGGTCGAAGACGGGATGATACCTGATTATGACGATCGAAAGAAAGCACTCGGCATCATCGAAGACCGGGACAAAGAGGGAAAAGCACGGCGCGCGGGACAGGATCGCCTGCGACTCGGAACTACGTTTGACTTGACTGACAATGATCAGAAGAAACAACTGAACGCCGTGTTCGGTGAAGAGGGCATAGAATATATGCAGCGCCGAGATGAGGAATATGTGGGAAATATCCTCGCTCCGCTGTTCAAACAGGCAGGCGGTCTTCCGTCTGACGCGCTCGGGATACTCAAGTCACAGGCAATCAGCTCCAATCCCGCGGACATGATGTACGCACTTCAGACGTTGTCTGTACTGGAGAACATCAACAAGTCCGCATACGATGCGCAAATCCCTAAGGACCTTGCGGCTAAGTCTGACTTCAACGAGTTGATGGAGACGACGCTTCCGCTCAAGGATCGCATCGAGATGCTCACCGATGCGCCGACTCAGGAGATGCGTACGCGGAAGAAGATGCTCAAGGAAGAGGCCAACGAAATGTTGACCAACTCTGCGGACCCTGAGACGGCAGTAAAGTTTGATGCCGTCGTGAAAGAACTCGGGGCGCCGCCGAACTCCCAAGTCGCGCAAGTGGCGGAAATGGAATGGAATGCGCTCTTTGTCGAGGCCTATTCCAAGTACGGTGGGAACCGCGAGGCGGCGATCGAACTTGCAACGAAGCAGTTCACTCGCGTGTGGAAGAAGTCCATGCAGGACGGTGTTGAAGTGTTTATGAAGCATCCGCCTGAGGCGTACCATGCTCCTGTCGCGGGCTCGAATGACTGGATGAGGGATCAAATCCGCGGGACTTTGGGGCTTGCGGAGGGCGAAACCTATGTGATGGTCTCGGACCGACAGACTCAGATCGAGGTTGATCAAGCACAGGCGAAAGGCGAAAAGCCTTCCCCGTCGTGGACTGTGGCTGTGCAACGGGCGGATGGCCTGTGGGACATCGCGCGAGAGGCAGATGGGAAGCCCAAGCGGCTGAAACTGAAGCCGACTATGTATGACATGAAGGCGCAAGAGTTGAACCTCCGTGTTGAGTCGAAGAAGATCGAGATGAAAGCAGTTATGGAATTGCTGACTCCATACGGGACGTCTATTACAGGTGCGCCACAGGAAATTCAAGATCGTGCGGCTAAAGTACGTAGTGAACTTGATGCACTATTGGTGGCTAAGGACAGCGCAGTGCAAGATGCTACGAATGCGTATAAGACTCCGGCGGCACAAGAAGTCGAGCGACTGCAGAAGAAGTTCGATGAGTTACAGCACATTATGTACACAGACTACTACTACAAGGCGGGTAAGAAGTTTTCGCAGGCGGCTGAGTTCGCGAAGGTCATCGACGACCTTGAAGCAGCGAAGGCAAAGGCCGAAGTCGAATTGAAGGCGAAGCGCAAGGCAGTGACGAATGAGTCGGTGGACATTTTTGAAGGAACGCAGTAATGGCTGAACCTCTCGCTCCCCTGCTGAAGCCCCTCGATCCTTCGCTGACCACCTTCGTCCACCCGACACTGCCTGAGCCCGAGGTCGTTCCGGAGGCTCCGGCCTTCAGTGATGTCATCACCGCTGCGAAGGAACAGGAAAACGACGTCTGGAATTTCTACGAGATGATGTCGCGGGAGAGGTTTCCGCCACAGGAGGGATGGGACGAGGTTGCATATCTGAAGAAGAAAGGCCTGCTCGAGCAGGGCGATGCCCTCATCGGGACTACGTCTCAGGCTGAGATGGACTGGAAAATTGTCAAAGTCGCGAGAGAACAGGAAAACAGACGAATGCTCGCGGCGGCAGGTTGGCCGGGGTTTGTTGCACAGGTTGGCGCAGGGGCACTGAGTCCGACAATGGCCATTCCGTTCCTGCGCGCGTCGACGGGCGCGAGGTCGATTGCGCTTGGTGCTGCCTCGGTACTCGGCGGTGCCGCGGTGCAAGAGGCCGTGTTGATGGCTAACCAAGAGACGAGGACCGGCGGTGAAGTCGCCTTCTCCCTCGCTGCGTCGACTGTCCTCGGAGGCGTGCTTGGCGGCATTTTCCACACACTCTCGAAGGGTGTGGTCGATAAGATAGTTCGTGATATGGATGCGGGCACCATGCCCGAAGCTGTATCGAAACCTGTCCCGTTCACTAACGAGTCCGCAGTCGGTGCCGATGTGGTTGACACCGTCGAGGACGTGGGTAAGTTGAAAGAGGGTTGGGGGGCCGGGCAATTGTCCCGAGTCCAGATCACGCAGAACCCGATCATCAGGGGATTACAGCAGTGGAACGCTCCGGCCATTTTGAAAGATGCCGGAGGGTCAGCAGAACTTCGTCGCCTGACATCGGGGTTTTCGCAGGACAGCTTGACCTTGACCGGCAACATGGACTGGCGCGCTGCCTCTCCCGGCGGCAACGTCGAGGACCTGAAGCGGACTTACGCCACAGTTTCGTATGATGCGCACAAAGCAATCGAGGGTGCGTACATCGACTACATGAAGACCAACTCCGGCATCTTCAAACTCAGTCGAGCACAGGTCGCTGCCTTGGGGGACTCGTCGAAGATGAATTACACGGAGTTCAAACGGCAGATCGCGCTTGACATCTGGACGAACTTCGCACGGACCAATGTCGCGCCCGAGGTGCGAAAGGCCGCGCAGCAGCTCGACAAGGACGTTTACAAGAAACTGTACGATGAAGGCACGAAGGCAGGCATCTTCACCGGCGAGGAGAAAGTTGTCGGCGATCAGAACTACGCCAACCGCATGTATAAGCACAAGACTATCATGGCCCGGCATGAGGAGTTTGTGAAAATTCTGGCCGACAACTATCGGGGGAACTTGGAGAAGGAGTTCACCGAGGCGACGGCCAGGGTCCGCGAGCGGATGATGAAGGATGCGCAGCAACTGGATGATATGAAACGGTCGACTGTCGAGGTCGAGCAGGTAAAGCGGGAGTTGGAAGGAGAGTCCATCGCCATTGAAGAGACGACCCCGCTCGAAGTCACGGCAGGCGCTGCGACGATCAAAGACCTGCGCCGGGAGATGGTGGAAATCAAGCGGGAACTGGAGACGTTGAACAAGTCCAAGTCCGCCGATCCCGCGGCCGCAGTTGCGAGGCAATCGCGTGTGGATGAACTCGAAGCGCAACTTCGCCAGAAAGCGCTCGAAGAGTCCGTGACGAAGGAAGCGCTCGGAGAAGACCTCGGCAAGTACACGAAGGCGGTGCAGGAAATCAGGCGCCGACTTTATAACCTCGCCCGCGCCAACGATGTGGTCGATGCCAAGCGGCAGAAAGTCCTGACGAAGATAGAGCAGAACGAAGACGCGCAGATCGGGACCATACTGCGGGCGAGGCAGCAACTTGATAAGTTCGTAAAGTTCCTGGCAAAGGGGACCGATGCAGAGATCGAGCGGGAACTGTCGAAGCTGAAGAACTCGTTCGAAGGGTATGCGGAGAAGTTTGACAAGGTCGAGGAACAGATTGTCAAACTTGAGATGGGCGAAGATGTAGGTAAGATTGCCGGTACGCCGCCCGCAGAAGTTAAAACTGTTTTCAGCGGAACACTTCGCGTTGTCCATGGATTTAACGATAGACCAGTTAAACCTGTTCGGGATCTTACTGACGCAGAAAAGGCAGAACTACTCGATGTTGCAAACGAACGACGAGCCTCGTTTAATGTTGCGCCTTTTACCTCTTTTGAAGAAGCTGACGCTGCAAAAGAAATTAACAGGTTTCTCATCGACGGCGTTATGGCTCCCGATGAAACATTTGTAAAGACCTTCAAGAAAGGAACAACCGCACAGGATGATGGCCGCTACGGCGCCAGTGTTTTCGGTGATGATGACACTGTTTACTTCGACGGGGATGGTAAGTGGGTTTCTGGTGAAATAGACCGCATGACGTTTGCTGAAGCGGTCAATGCGGAAATTAAGTTTAAAAAGGCGCTGACTATCACGCCGGACAATTATGAGGCAATTCTCACGCGTGTACTCGAAGCAAGGCAAAGCGCAAAAGGAATTGATATTGCAGTCTGGGCCAAGGAAAATGGCTACGATGGGCTGATTATTAATGACATGGATGCGCTCGCTAAGAAAGTTGATGTTGAAAAACTTGATGCAAAGTTCGGCCATGATGGGGCGATCTGGCAAGATCAAGTAGTTTCGTTTGATCCTGACAATATCAAGGTCGGCGGCAAGGCGGGTGTAAAGAAAGAGGCTATTCGTGGGCAAGTCGCTAAGCAGCTCAAGGAAGATACCACGCTGCTGCCGGAACAAGCACTTGCGACGAAACGGGATGATCTATCGCTCAAGATGAACGAGTTCGCCGAACGCATTGACGACCTTGACTCCTTCGATCGCGCGGGATGGCGGGCCGAGGTCGATCAGATGATGAGGGACCTCGCAGACACGACAGCAAAGGTCAACGCCAGACGGGTGCTTCGCAACGAAAAGCTGTGGAAGCGGGCCGAACGCCTGTCGCCCGAGGCACAAGCGAAGAGGGTGGCTGAGGTCGAGACGAGGGCGAAGGGGCGACTTCCGAAGTTCAACGAGTCATGGCGCAAGAAAGGCGCA